ATACGAAATAATTACTTCCTCCAACCCCGATTATAACCCCGGTTTCACATTGTGGCCCGGGGTTTAGGGGTTAAGAAGGCCTAGTTTTTGTGTTGGTTTCCGAATGGCCTCTAAAATAACGGTGCAAATTTTTAAAAACCAATACATATGTATTTTTTATAATGGTGCAACATTTAGGGGGTTTATAATGCAACAGTATAATAAGAAACTACTGAACATAGATCAAAACGCTAAAACCATAAAAGGCCAGAAAAAAGGCTATTTAACAGCCATTTTATACCTTGCTCCGCATACTGAGTCTGGCTTCAATACCTGCCCGATGTCATCGGAAGGCTGTAGAAAATCTTGTATATTTTATGCAGGTAATGCTAGATTCCCTGCGGTTAATAAATCACGCATTAATAAAACGAAATACTTTTATAATGACCGCAGTTTATTCATGGCTCAGTTAATAAAGGAAATAGATAATTTTATTATTAAAGCTAAGAAAAGGGATTTAATCCCTTGCCTACGGTTAAATGGTACTAGTGACATCAATTTCGAAAATATAAAGCATAACGGATTATCTGTTTTTGAAACTTTCCCGGATCTTATCTGCTACGACTATACAAAGATCCCTTTAAGAATGTATAAATTTTTAAAGGGTGATAAATGGCCTAAGAATTACAGCCTTACATTTTCTCTAAATGAAATTAATGCTAAAGCCTCTAATAAAGTATTAAAGATGGGGGGCAATATATCCGCTGTATTTAGGGATGAATTACCCGACACCTATAAAGGCTATACCGTTATTAATGCCGATGACAATGATTTACGTTTTCTAGACCCTAGCAACACAATTGCGGGGCTAGTCTATAAAAAACCTATTGCTAATGCTAAATTAGCTAAAAACGACAATTCCGGCTTTATAATTGATATCTAGGGGGTATCTTATGAAATACGAAAAATTCAAAAAAAAATACGTCAAAGTTTTAAAAAAATTAATAAATGAACCATTAAATGACCCTAATGGTATGAGATTCGAATATATAGATGAATTAATTCATCTAGATTTAAAATACCCAGATCATTGTGAAAAATTCGAGCTAGAAAATCTAAAATCTAGCATTAAAAAATTAATTTTAGTCTAAACTAGGGGGTATCTTATGCAATATAAAGGCTTTACTATAAATAGTAGTAGCACCGGGTATAAATGCGAAATTAACCCGGCTGTTGTATGGTGTACTAGTTCACTAGATAGGATGAAAGGCCTAATTGATGGCACAATTAGCTTAAATCCTAAATTGCTAGAAAAACATATTTCAATTGGCCAAAAAATCAGGGGGTAATGATGGATATATATTATATTTTAGGGTTATTTGATCATATTCCGTTATGGGTTAGGTTATGGCTCGGGATATGCGTTTTACCGGTTTTATGTCTAGTATTAGACGATTTAATACATCGGGGTCATACTGGGTTAACTAAACTGGATTAACTAAAAAATAGATCCCACCATTTAGGCCCGGGAATAATCCCGGGTTTTTTTTATTCTTTTTTTCTTTTTAACAGTTATAAACCATTGATTATAAAGGCAAAATTGGCCTGGTCAAAATTTCCGGGGTATTTTTTATATAACGATGCGTATAACGATGCAAATAACGATGCAAATTTTTAAACCTAGATCCCAATAAAAATATCAATTCTTTACTTGTAATACATTTAAATCTGTAATACATTCCGATATGTAATACACCTTAAACTTCATTAAAATGAAAACAAAAGGAAAAAATAAAATGACAAAAGAAGAAATAAAAAAACGAAGAGATGCAATATTCAAAAAAGTTAAACAAGAATTATTAGAAGATGAACTTATAGCAAATTCAGAAAACGTACATCGCATTTATAGATACCCTATTTACAGATACAAAACGGTGCAAATTTAAATATAGGAGATTAAATTATGATTTTATATGATTATGTAAATTTAGAAATTACAAACAGATATTCTATCGCATCTGGCAAGAAAGGCGGTAAACCTACTAAAAAGGAAAAAAAAGTCGGGTCAATTACACTTGATGGTTTAATTGAATCCGAAAAACTAGAAACACTAGTTGAAAATACACTAGATATTTTTGAGCGTGATGGTGTATCTGTTAATGAAGTAGTACTAACCGCAAAAACAACCGATGAATTTATTTAAGGGAGATTACTATGTCTTATAAATCCAAATACGATGGCGGTACTGTGTCATGTTCGATACGGCTACCAGTTAAAATCGTTGACAAATTAAATAACGATGCAAATAAAAAAGGCATCACTTTCACTCAGGCTGTCATTCAAAAACTCTCAGGAGGAAAGCTATGAAAAAAACTATTGAAATAGAAATGTTTGGCGGTCTTGTGACCGATGTTAGAAATTTACCAGATGGATATAAATATTCCGTTAATGATTTAGATGATGGTGAAAATTATAATGTAC